AGGGCTATAAACAAGAGAATACATATTTGTAGCAACAGGAGTAGGACGCAAGCTAATGGCGTTGGTTAAATACCTTTAAACGAAATGGTGTAACTGCTGTCTGAAAAGACGTGGTTAAGAAATAGTCTATTCTCACATGAAAGTGTGAGCCTGAAAAGGATATTGTTTTGCGAACAATATAAATATTACGAATTTCAATGCGCATAAGGGGTGGATTCATGCCCACTCATACGGAAACGTATGAGCCGTGTTGCGCTTAATACACGGTTAACAAACTATATCAGTCAAAGGGATGGGAATCTCAAGACTGAGGAAAGATTATATATTTGCATTTAAATCATCACTTTAATGGTGGTGATTTTTTTATTGGTTAAATATTTACAAGAAGACGTTATAAAAGATATTAATGAAAACGGATTTGAGATATTAAAATATGTAAACAGATCCGAAATATATGCGAAGGATGAAAATGGATATTTATACAAAATCAATTATCATAATTTTGTTAAAGGCAAAACTCCACATATGTTAATGAAAAATCCATTTGCGATAGAAAATCTAAAAAGATTTTTGTCGATTAATTATCCAGACTATGAATGTCTTGATAATGAGTATCATACATGCAAAACAAAAATGCACTTCGTATGTCATAAACATGAAGATAAGGGGATACAAGTAAAAACGTCAGACAATATTATAAACGGCGACCATGTTTGTAAATATTGTGGACATGAAAGGGGTGCAAGAACACGTTTAGTTGATGAATCTTTATTTATTAAGAAGTGTGATGAATTGTCTCTGGAATATGTTGGCAGAACAATTATAAATTATAATTCACATGTTTTGTTTATATGCCCAAAACATAGAGACAAAGGCGTTCAGCATTCATCATGGACAAACTTCAAAAAGTGTACAAACGGTTGTATCCACTGCTCTTCAAGTTCTGGTGAAAACAAAATTAGAAAAGAATTGACCGACCTTGGTTATAAATTTGATGAACAATGCTCAATGGAAGGTTGTGTTAGTAAACGTAGTCTGAAATTTGATTTCTATATTCCAAAGTTAAACATTGCTATCGAATACGATGGACAGCAGCATTTTGAACCGATTGATTTTTCTGGTAAAGGTTACGAAAATGCTTTAGAAATTTATAATGATACAGTGATGCGTGACAGGATAAAAGATGAGTTTTGCGCGAATAATAATATACGTTTACTACGTATCCCATATACAGAATACGATAATATACATGATATTTTAATTAACAACTTGGTGGTTTAAATTGCAAATATATAAAATCCGCAGAGACTACAGGACTCATGTGGTAACACATGTGTTGAAGTTTGTTCTCCCTGTCTTATGACGAGAGTAATATATAGTCCGTACTTACGATATAATCCAAGATAATTATGAAACGTAAGAGTTAGCCAGAAATGACTAACCGCCATACAATTGTGTGGTCAGTAGGCAGAGCCGAAAGTAACAGAGAATAGATGAACGAAGAGACTGAACAGTTAGACGGTACTCTTCAAACAATCGGCGGAGATGTATACGATTTAACTAATGGTAAGGTTTCCATTATGTTAGACCCTGATTAACAAAATAGTCCCCTCATATGGCGACATATGAGTGCGCAGTTGGCTTAAATCGGTAGAAGTCCAGAAGTGGATAATACCGAGGGTAAGGCTCTTAGAGAATCCCGTAACGACCATAGTGATGCGAGTAATCACACCACATACGCCAACCATCTCATTGAGATGATGATATGGTCTGCTCTGCAAATATAACTGAATACTGAAATTGCAGAGACAGGCAGAAATGACCTGTCCCTCTTTTTATAAGAGAGTAACAAAAGGACATACAAATCTCCGTATAAAATACTTCAAGAAATATCCCATATTTGGGATGAACTTACCGATAAACAACAGGCAAAGTTGTGCCTGTATGTACAGAAATGTGCATAATTCAACACGCCTAAAACCAGTAAAACCTAAAGCCTTATCACCACAATAGGGATGAAATATGCTGCTATGAAGGTAACGAAAGTAAAACAACGATAAGGATGATATATGGTCAAAAGCCTAAGTATCGTAACAATGGTAGCTTGGTCGCAAAGTCCCGAACAGGGATGCGTCAAACGACTAACCGTATGTCACGGTGGCGAAAGCCTTAATGTAGGGAAACCGAAACGGCGTGGCTGCTACTCGAAAGAGTGTGGTTAAGAAATAGTCTGACCAATATAGAAATATATTGGATCATTTAGCTAAGTTAGGAGAACGATGAAAAAATACGATATTGAATATTCAACTCAGTATACACCTGAGAAAAAATACCTTGAATGTAATGGGATAAAGCCAACGTTCACAAAGGTAATAAGCGGTGTAACAACATACAAATATCGTAAGTCGCCAGAGTTATTTAAACTTCTGGCGATTTTTTATGCTCAAAATAGATAATACAAAGGTGATAATACATGGCAAAGAAATGGAGCGAAGACGAAATACAATTCATTAAAGATAATTACGAGATACTTTCGGATGCGGAAATCGCAGAGAAATTAGGCAGGACGGAACAATCTGTCATTACAAAAAGGAAACGCTTATCTTTACATAAAAGTAATAGAAAATATTCTTGGGATGATGTTGTCGAAGCATTTTCAAAGACGGATTTAATTCTCGTTTCTGGGGAAGAAGATTATAAGGATTCTGCTGTTAATTCACTCAGATATATCTGCCCAAAGCATAGAGATAAGGGCGTTATGACAATAGCACTTGGTCATTTGCTTGACGGAGAAGGTTGCTACTATTGTGGAAGAGAAACTACTGGCAAAAAGAAGATGATATATCTTGATGAAAAATATTATAAGAAACTTTGCGATGAACGTGATTTCACATATCTTGGTGCTGAACGCATAAATGGATATATATGCGTTAAATTTATTTGTAATAAACACAAAGAATTTGGCGAACAATACCAACGAATAGGTAATTTAAAAAGGCGGAAATTTTGTCAATATTGTGGTGGCATTTCATATGGTGAAGAAAAAATATGCTCATTATTAAACGAATGGGGATATTCTTATAATAGACAACACATTTTTCCTGATTGTAAAGACAAATACGTTTTACCATTTGACTTCTATGTTAAGGGATTTAACGCTTGTATAGAATATGATGGGGAGCAACATTACAAACCTATTTATGGTGAAGATAACTTAAAACTCGTTCAGAGGCATGACAAGATTAAAGACGATTATTGTCGTAAAAATAATATCCCATTAATCCGTGTCCCTTATTGGGAACGAGATAATATAAGTAATTGTTTATTTGATGAATTTTTGAAATTTGGCATCGTTGAACTAATATGTTAAATTTTTGACAACTTTCAGAAAAGCTGTTTGGAAAAAATCGCGCCAACATTGGTGTCGCCATTTTGTCCAACTTCAAGCAAGCAGAAGCAGCTATGGAGTCCATGCAGAACTCCGCAGGTGCAGCCGATAAGGAAATGGAAATCATTACCAATTCCTTAACCTATAAGCTGAACGCTCTTAGAGAGACTGGTACTGGCATTTGGCAGAATCTTTTCCAAAGAGATGCTCTTGGTGGAGTCATTGACGACTTAACTGCGCTGTTGGGAATTGTTGAACAGTTCACGGAAAAGGTTGGTCTGCTTGGAACCGTACTTGGTGCTGGCGGCGCAGGTGTTGCTATATTTAAGTATCTCAAAGCGCTCAAAACAGCAAATGACACGGGACAAAGTACAAAATTTTTAAGCGTTGCATCAGAAGCATTTGCCCCTATGAAAGCGTATGCGGACGCTTACACTGAATCACTTAACGCTGGTAACAGTGCAATGGTAGCATTCGGTGCTGGTGCGAAAGCAATGGCAGCGTCCATGTTACCTCTTCTTGGAATAGTAGGCGCACTTGTCTTGGCATTTGCTGGGTTTAAAGTGTTCGACTACTTTAATACTGGCTGGACGAGGGCGCAAGAATCTGCCCAAAAAGCGGTATCAGAATTTGATGACGCCAAAACCAAACTTGAATCACTGAACGAAGAAAAGAATGATAATCTTTCTAAAGTTCAGGAAATCGCAGCAAAATACGATATTCAGGTTGATGGCATGGATGATGTAGACGATATAATCGAAAAGATCAAATCGTCTGATAAAGGTATTACGCTTGTAGACCAAGTTGAGTTAGATAAACTTTCTGCCGCAAATAAACAACTTGAAGCGCAGGCAAAAGTTCAAGAACAAATTGTCGAAGCGAAAAAACAAGCTGCGATTGCTGAAACAGAGAACGCAGCGCAAATAGAGAAAAGTTATTGGGAAGAAGTAAAAGAA